ATAAATGATTATAGTTGCAACTACAACTGCAGCATTTGCAATGGATAATCCAGATACATGGGGATCGTGGATGAGAAATGCAGAAAAAGTAAAAGAGCATTATCAAAGATTCGGAAACTTTTCTGATTTAAAATATTTTGCTGCAATAGAAGTTGATGCAAGAGGTATTGAGCCATTCAAACCTTTTATTGAAAGATTAGAATCAATAGGTGGAGAATATTTTACATATTCATTAGATGATGGAAGAACAGAAGTTACAACTTTGAATAGATTAAGACATATAACATTTGGACAAAATTTAGTCGTTGACTATTGCCAAGCAAATCCAGCAGTAACACATTTATTATTTATGGCTGCAGACTGTATGCCACCAGATGACGTTATACCTAAAATGTTAGAAATGAATTATCCACTTTGTGCACCATTTATTCCAACTTATAATTTAAGAGGTCCAAGGGTACCAGAATATCCATACCCAGTAGAGAATACTATGGCCTCTGCAGCAGCAATATTTATTTCAAGACATGTATTTACAAAAATAAGATGGCGTTGGGATTTAGATACAAATCTTTCTGACGATCCAGCATTTCACCATGACGCATTAAAATATTTAGGAATACCAACTCATGTAAGAATGGATTGTATTGCAAAACATTTCCCAGAATCAATAGGACCTATTGAAACTCGTGGACATGACATGAAAGTACATAGATAGCATGATAGGTTTAATTCCAGCATCTGGAAAAGCATCAAGAATGGGTGGACTGCCTAAGTTTGCTTTACCATGTGATAAAGATAATACACCTTTATTAACTAGACAGGTTAAACAAATGAGTTTTTATGTTGATAAAGTAGTAGTTAGTACAACTAACACATGGTATGAATTAGTAAAATCTTTTAATTTACCAAAAACTGAAATAACTATTATTGAACCTTCAACTATGAATGATGCAGTAATTAAAATGGCAAAAGAGTTTGATTCATATAATTATCTAATTGGCATGGCTGATACATATTTTGAAGGTCAAAATCCATATGTGGTTTTGTCTGACACAATTCAAGATAATTTAATATCAGTAGCCTGCTGGCGTGTTGACTCAGAATTAAAAGGAAGAGTTGGTCAGGTAGATATAGTAAAAAATCATATTATAGATGTTAAAGATAAAACTCCAGATTGTAACTATGAATACATGTGGGGTGCATTAGCATTTAATAAAGATATATTAATGCAACTTGATAAATTTAATGCACATCCTGGAATAGATCTTCCAAGTTTAATCATTGATAATTTTTACAAACACTATGCTTTTAAAGTAGATGGTCAATATTTTGATGTTGGTACATTACCAGGGTATAGAAATTTATTAAATAGATTGGACTTATCATGAGTCTAGAAAATATATGGGTCGTAATACCTATTGGAAAAAGAGAAAAGTATCTTCCTAATTTAATATCTAAATTATATAAGTATCATGGAAGAATAGTTATAGTAAATAACATACCAGGGTATACAAAGTTTGATAATGTTAATCATATAGAAGATTTTAAAGGTATAAATATAAATAGATGGTGGAATAATGGAATTAAATATGCAGAAGAACAAGGTGCAACACATGTTTATATAGTAAATGATGATGTTGATATGCCAGATACATATGTAGAAAATATGTATAACGAAATGATAAAGCAAGATTTAGATGTAATGGATACGGGTAATAGTGGAAATAATGGTGGCTCATCTTGGATGCTAAAACTAAGTTCGGGATTAAGACCAGATGAAGATTTTAATTGGTGGTATGGTGATACTTTAGTTTATGAAAAAGCACTAAGTCGTGGCAAGGCTGGAAAATATTTTGAAGAAGGATTTATTCATTTTGAACCAAATGGTCATGCAGTTAGTGATGAGTTTGCTAGACTTATTGCTCAAGATCATATTACCTATGCAAGAAAAAAAGAGGGTAAATGAAAATATTAATAACTGGACATAGAGGATTTGTTGGTAAATACTTTTGTGAAAAATATAAAGAACATGATATAACTGGGATTGATATAGTAGAAGGAAATGATGCTAGAGATTTCTTTAAAGTTAATCAAGAATATTATGATTTAGTAATACATCTTGCAGCAGTTGTTGGAGGAAGAGCAACTATTGAAGGATCTCCATTATCAGTAGCAGTTGATTTATCAATTGATTCAGAATTATTTGGATGGGCATTAAGAACTAAACCAGGTAGAATAGTTTACTTCTCATCATCAGCAGCATACCCAATTGAAAAACAATATAGAAACTCTAAATATAAATTAAAGGAAGACGATATTAATTTAGAAGATGTTCGTAATCCAGATTTAACATATGGATGGTCAAAACTAACAGGAGAATATCTTGCACAGTTTGCACAGGCTGCAGGTATAAAAGTAAATATATTTAGACCATTCTCAGGTTATGGAACAGATCAAGACTTATCATATCCATTCCCATCATTTATAGACAGATCAAAAAGAAAATTAGATCCATTTCAAATTTGGGGAGATGGAGAACAAGTAAGAGATTTTATACATATAAAAGATATTATAAATGCAGTTGATGAAGCAATTAAACAAGATATTGAAGGACCAGTTAATTTAGGTTGGGGAAGGCCAACTAGTTTTAATGAATTAGCATCAATGGTTACTAAGTTTAATAAATATATGCCAGATATAGAACACCTTACAGCACAGCCTACAGGGGTTTATTATAGGGTTTGCGACCCTTCTAAAATGCTTACATTCTATACACCAGAAATAAGCCTAGAAGATGGCGTAAAACTTGCATTAAAAGAAATTGTTTGATATAATACAAATGTACCTCGCCGAATGGGGGGTATAAATTAACTCGCTTAAAAGGAGGAAATATGGTAGGCTCATTGCTACGAACAATGCAACTAGAACCCTTTTTCTTAGGGTTTGATGATTCATTTAATAAACTATTGGGATTAAGAAATGATCTTAATAAACACATTTCTAATTACCCACCTTACAATATCGTAAAACTATCTGATAACGAATTTGAACTAGAATTCGCTATTGCTGGTTTTGATAAAAGAGATATTAAGGTAACGGTTAACAATGGCAAACTTACTGTCTCTGGAACAATGTCAGATATTGAAAATGATGGAGTTGAATATCTTCACAAAGGTATTGCAACAAGATCATTCACATCTACATTTGCTCTTGGAGAACATGTAGAGGTTGAAGAAGCCGAGGTAGATAATGGATTACTCAAAGTAAGAGTAAAAAAATATATACCAAAGCATTTACAACCAAAAGAAATTACTGTAAAATAGTAATAGATTTTCCTTTGGTAGGGAAAAATAGATTAGCAGGGGTTGACAAGGCCCCTGCTTTTCTGATATTATTGATACCTCATAGATAGGAGTCTATATGGCACTTCATAATCATTTATTAGTAAATGGATATACCCTCTTGCCACCAACAGATGAAAATAAAACAATCGTTTGGATGCAAGAATTAGTTGATTCAATTGGTATGAAAACTATTCAAGGACCTTTTGCATCATATGTTACAAAAGAAGGAAATCGTGGCTTAACCGCTACTGTAATGATTGAAACTTCACATATTGCAATGCATGTTTGGGATGAAACTGATCCAGCATTTATTCAATTTGATTTATATACATGTTCAACTCTTCCAGTTGTAAAAGTATTAGAAAATCTAGAAACTCATTTTGGATTGTTTAATTATACAACTCTTGTATTAGAAAGAAGCGAAGGCTTTAAAATTGTTCCAGAAGAAAAATGGAGTGATGTAGGATGAGTATGCCAGATTGGTCAAATTGGGAATCACAAAAGTTAGCAGTAGAAGCAGAATATAAATCACGTATGGATTTTTTTGAATGGCGTGATTTAGGAATTGCTAACAAATGGATCTCAGAGCCATTTTGCGATACTCATGATGCAGGATACCTTACAGATGAAGAAGAAGCAGAATGGGAACAAGGTGGAGACCCATGTATGCCAGTATTTAGAATCTGGGAAGAAAATATTAAAATGCCAGAAGGCCAAGATAGTTTATTTAACGAAATAGATTAGCCCTTTTAGCATAATGGCAGTGCGTCCGCCTTGTAAGCGGTTGGTAACAGTTCGATTCTGTTAAGGGGCTCACACAAAGGAGGTAGTTATGGAAGAATATATCTTGTTAGATTTTTGGGCACCATGGTGTAATCAATGTAAACTAATGAATCCAATTATAGATAAGATAGAAAAAGATTATCCTAATATCAAAGTAGTTAGAATTAATGTTGATGAAAATAGCGAAATGGTAGATAAATATGGTATTCAAACTATTCCAACTTATATATTAGAAAAAGATGGAGAAGTTATAAATGCTGTAAAGGGTGCGATGCCAGAGTATAGATTTAAAAAAGAATTAGGTATCTAATGATAATTGAATTAGAACCATGGGAATATGAGCATGCATACCAAGTTGGCATAAGAAGATATACTGAAAACTGGGGAAAAGCAGATGCCTCATATTATAATAAATCAAGTATGGAAGAAGATCGTAATGCTCAAGCAGCATCTGCAATATGTGAATTAGCAGTTGCTAAATATACAAATCAATATTGGCACGGGTCTGTGTGGGATGGAAGAAAGCATAAGAAATATAAAGACATGCCAGATGTCGGTCGTAATATTGAAGTTAGAAGAGTAAGAACTCAATCTGGTCCAGCAGTAAGAGATAAAGATTTGGGTCGTAATCTTATTTTATGGGGTGCAGAATTAGTTGATGCTGAATATAAAAAGGTTAAACTATTAGGTTGGATTCCTGCTGACGAGGGGTACAAAATAGGAATACAAAAGACAGGATATAAAATAGTTCCTAAAGAATTATTAAATAAAGACTGGGTAGAAGATGAAGAATAGAATTGTTCTATATCTTAAATATATTCCATCAGTTTTATTTTCTTTACTATTGACAATATTGCCATCAAAGGCTAGAATATATATTATAAAACTAGCAGAAAGGTGGTTTATATGAGTAGTGATAACTACTTTGTGGTAAGAGAACATCCAAAGATAGATGGTGCATTTACATATGTAACTGGCTTTGAGTCAGACTATAAAAATAATGGCAGCAATATATTTGTGGATATTCCAGTAAGAGATAATGATCCAATTTATTATAGTTTTGATGAGGCTATGAATGCAGCCCTATCAGACTACTCAGAATATGGGGTAGTAACTCATCCAGAATGTGCTAAATATGAATCAATGTTGAGAGCAGAGATAACAGAATGATTAGATGGTTTAAAGACCTTGGATGGATAGTTCAAATTAGATGGATTATATTTCTAAACAAAAGGAATAAAAAGAAATGATCTATTATATAGCATTATTATCAACAATACAAACAGCATATATTGCCTATAAAGAATACAAGTCTTGGCAATATCAAAAGAATCTATGGTAGGCACCTGCATCGTCCCATGGGGACATAGGTATAACTATTTTGATTATTGTACAGAGTGTGGAGAGGATAGACCATGGTAGAGTGGCACAATGAAGGCTTGACTCCAGAAGATATCCAAAAGATAATTCGAGAGGGTAGAGATAAAGAAGATAATACTACCTTTGAATCATTACCTGAATATACTCAACATGTATATAAAGATAATGAAAGAATATTAAATGACTTTTTAAAGAAAGAAGATCAATGATAAGAATATTACTATCCTTATTATTATTAACTGGTACACCTGCTTTTGCAGAAGAAGTTGCACCAGAACCAGTAATTGAAGCACCTGCCTATGTACCACCAGCAGAAGCCTACGAAGGCTTAGGTGGATGGGCTGTTGTTGATCCAAATACTAACGTTGTTCATGGAGTAATTGTATGTGATGTACAAAATTGTGGTCCAGGTGGTACATTTAACGGAGTCTTGCCTGGAGAATATATGGGCTGCACAAACTGTAATCTACGCTTTCAAACAAGAGCCACAGAAGATGGCAATGTGGCAGGCTATAGTGGTCATAGTTATGATATAGATGAATCTGGAAATGTAACAACCAATAATGATGGAAGTGTTAAATGGAATGGCTCAGATAATACTTTTGACATTACCCAAACTACTACAAGCAATGAAGGTACAACACAGGTTAAAAAGAAACTAATACCTTCTCAAACTGCTACTGATGGCAAAAGATTAGAAACTGGTATGGTAAATATAGAAACTAAATTTGAATCAACTAAAATTGATAATATGCCTGCAAAAGTAGAATATATGCAAGACAATATAGATGCCCAACCTACCTCTGTTTCTGTTGAGTTTGAATATTGGAGAACTTTGAGGTATGATTCTATAGACCAACTAGAGTCTAATCTAGATGCAGATATTGACTTTCATCTTGAGAGCGATGGCTATGACTTAACAGCAGAAGAACAGCCAATATTTGTTCAAAAAATTAAAGAACTTGCAGACAAAGTTAAAAGATTTTTTGGAATGATATTGTCATGATAGAAGACCACGATCATTCAAAGTGTGAGCCTAACGAGGTAACCAAAAAAACATTGGAGGAGATAATGGAAGAGATTCGTAATGAAAGAGAAGAAAGAACAGACAGGATAGTTGAAAGTATTATAAATCAAAACGAGGACATGTCTGCTGAAGAAAGGTTAAAATTTATTAACTCACTTTTAGAGGACGAGTTCGTAATGGATGTCACTGAAAAACTAGGTTCTGACTATGACGAAAACGGTGTCCCATACTGGGAAAAAACGGGGGAAGAAAAGGAGAGCAATGAGTAACATAATTTACTTCCTCTGGGGTATGTCAGTAGCACTACTCCTATTTACCTGGAATATCTAATATGCTCAAATCAAGTTCGGCGACAAGTACTAACCCCCTGACAATCTTTGGCTGCAAAGCAGCCTTATGTCAAATATAAGTATGTTGCAATATCTTGTATTTATCTCATCTATAATATATTCTGCCTTGTTAGGCGTAGCCTACTTAAGAGAAAAGCAGGGTAGAAAGTATATTCCTAAACATAAAAGAGTATAATCTAAGTATGTGGAGTATAGAGGATAAAGATGGTATTATTATTACCCTTTGCAATCTATGTAAATTTGAGATCAATGCTACAGATGTGGACAGAGAAATTGTCTATAGCCTTATGAAGGCTCACATACAAAATTGTCCTGGAAGAGGGAAATAATGGACGATTTTTATAACATCTTATATCTTCTGGGATTTTTAGGTTTAACCCAGATAATAATCTTATGGTGGCTATTTAGAAATATAGACAAATAATCGGGGGTAGAAAGAATGAATAATCTCCCTAATAAGAATAAGATATATATGCCAAGAATGACAGAATTCGAAGAAGAATATTATAGAAATCAAGGATTATGGTATATGGATCCAGATAAGTTTTATGATGATATTCCAGATAGTCCAATAGAAGATAATGTCCAAAAACCCTCTTAAATCCTCTTTAAAGACTATTTCTGGATACCCCGAATATAAATAAGATGTTATAAGGATTATATATTTGGAATAGAATGGAATAAAGTGGAGGGAAATGGGTTATAGAACGTATAAGGTATGTTCGTAATCTTATATATATTCATATTCCCCCTATCATATATTCCCAATATTGTCAATACCTTTGACATAAAATATAACTTCGTTATAAAATTGTCATATTCCAGGCATTTTTGACATATCTTCGTAATATATTTATGCAAATAATTTGCCTGAATTCCAGGCATATTTTGCCTTATTCGTAATACATTTTAATTGTTTATATATAGATAATTATTTAAAGTATATAGATAATAGGAGATTATTTTATTACCCCGTCAAATGTGGTCAAAGACTACGGGACCTGCACATGATGGGCTGTAATGAATGGCTGCCTCAACGGCCAATCGTAATCTTTTATTAACATCTTTATATCCTCTGGTTGTATAGAGAGATCCAAATGCTAGATGAGATCCAGAGCCGATGGCCCCTTCCATATATTCATTGAATTGAAAGTCTTCAGAGTTAAATTCAAAGAGACGGCCCCTTACTGCGATCAAGGCAGTGATGCCGCCATCCTTATCCTCAGCGGCGGGGGAAGTAGAAGGACTATATAAATTCATAGCATTCTTAAATGATAAAGCAAATTTAGTTCTTAAGAATTTTAATAAATCAGTCTTATGCACATTTGGATCTGGAAGATCAATAGAGTGCAATAATTGTCCTAATCCTGTTTCTCCAGAATATCCAATTAAATATTTTCCATTTCTTTGTATTTTAGGATCCATAATAGGAGTCATAATACTTTCATCAGATGCCCCGCTGTCTGCCGCCATAAAAACTCGGGGGGTAGGAAAATTAATATTATCTACTATTCCAACTATACAAGTCATATATATCCCTATTGGTAAAATAATAATTGCTATCCAATAATACCATCTATTTGACTGGAAGTCAATACATGGATATTTGTTATAAAATCGTAATATAATTCCAGGAAAAAAATATTGACGTTCTTAATGTATTATGGTAGGATTTTTGGACGCCCGCCAAGCCCCGTGAGGGGCCAGGCAAATACACGATCTAGGATTTCATGTCCGAGTAGGACTCATAGTCTCTGTTTGGGTCTGCTCCAACTTCCTCACATAACAATCTGTAAGTCTCGTTTAGAACCTCAAGACCCTCGTCAGTTAAAGTGCATAGGTCTGCTTCAACTGCTACTGCAAGAGGCATGCCTAAGTCGTTGTAGTCAAAGAACTGGTCAAAGTCCTTGTTCTCGTGTTCCTCTTGTAGGAACTGAACCAACACAACTGCTTTTTCTTTAGAGTCCATTTCTTACCTTTCCATTAACTATTACTTGTTCGTCTTCTGCATATGCTATCACAATATCCTCTGGCAAGTCAATACCATGTCTATCAAGAGCATAGTTTATTCCGTCTGCCAAGTTTTTAGCATTAGCCAAAATAGGTAAGTCTTGTTGGACTAACTCTGTTGGAATATCATATTTCCAATCTGATAACTTTATACGACTATCAGACATTAAGTCAATCAACTTACTTACTACCTGTTTAGTTTTCAATATACACCACCTTGTCTCAATCTTACCCTATTAGTTATTCGTTGTCAAGCATGTGTTCTTGCAGCACTAGGTTTACCAACTTGTCATCTGGGACTGTGATAATCTTAGGCTCGCTATAGTTGTCTAGAACCCAAAGGTCCCATCCACTATGTGTAGGTATGATATTTGTAATCTCAAATACTTCACCTTTGACTTTGATCAAATCTCCTTCTTCTAAGAAGTTTGGAAGTATTCTATCAATTACTTTATATTCATCCATGGTTAACATTATTCACCCCCGTCATCTTCGTAGATAAAATCAACTTTGCATTCATCCAATGCACCATCTGCATATTGAATATGGTCTAAGTAATTCATATCCATATGGTCTTGGATGGCCTGCTCCAGTTCGTCAGTATCGTCACCTTCAACCATGTCTGCAAATGCTGGATAGATATCTTGAATCTCTTCTGCAGACAAAGTCACTGTTGAC